CATACTTGGTAGTACTGACCACCTCGGAAGCTGAAACGATCTCAAACACTCCTGCCACCTCATAGTATTCGTAGCATTTGAGATAGAAGCCTTTGATTATGTTGGTATTACTTGCTGAAGTTGCTACCTGATAGAACCCGCTTGAATAAGTAAAGTTAACCGATACAAATTTGCTCACATCAAACTCAACCGAATCCGCAGGGTTAGCCGGGGAATCATAGAACGCCTGAGTGATTAACTCGTTTGCAATATTGTAAACCTTTACCACATATTTGAAGCCTGATAGGTTTGCGTTTGTGCTGCTGATCGTATAGTTAATCCGATTGAATGCAGGCAGGATACTATTGGTAGGTTGAACTAGGGTTATCATTTGCTTATTTTTAAAGTCAAGGAATTAAATCCAATGTTTTGAATGTCGATATTAAATTCAGGTGTTGCTTCGTCTATAGATTTCTTGACAAACATTTTGCCTTCAATACCATACTTTTTGATGTAGTAGGCTAATCGCTTTGCACTACTTGAAATCTGTGGTAGCATCTGCCTTCCCTCAATTAGGTTAGTAGCTTCTATCTCCATGTTCTTTCGCTTCATCCATCCCTGCAATTCTGTTAATGCTTTTAAGGGCATCCCATACTTTCTAAATTGATAGTACTCATTGTCTTTATTCGGGTAGACTTTCTTATTTTTTATATCATGCTCAATACCCCTAACCCCTTTGTCCTGAAAATCTGAATAATTAGCACCTACTTCAATCTCTAATCTGTACCCAGTCTTTGTTTCTTTGACTCCAATTACAGAAAAAGATGACGCCAATTTACCGCTATCAGCAGGTGCATATTGAGCAAGGTTATCAACTATGTTGATTCCTAGCTTTTGCATAGCATCGGTTACGTTTTTAATCAATACACCTTCAACGGCTGCGATGTACTCGTTGCCTTTGAGTGTTCTACCTCCAATGTTAATAAGCCCGTCTACTTGAGCTTGGCTTGCAACTGCCATTTTTTATATTCGTTATCTTTGTGTTTGTTATAATCCTTTAAATAAGCCAATGTATTCAGGTACTCAATCACATTCAGATCATAGGTTTGATTTACCGTTATATTGCTGAAGTCTGCGACCTGTTTAGTGCTAAATACCCACCCCCAACGTTCCATAAACGGGCTGCCTTCTCCGCCAGTTCCTTGTTCTGGATTGAGGAGGTTATTGTACTGCTTATTAATTCGTTGAATAGTTGACAAAAAAAAAGCATACACCCGTAAACCTCCAAGAACTTTGCCCCTAGCAAGTCATCCGCTACCCTATCATGAGGCACAACCCCATAGCCTTGGTATCTCTTGCCCTTCATAGGTAGAAAGAAGCAGGCAGCAATCTTGTTTAGCTGCATGATCTCACCGCTAAACGCTAGGATGTCTATATACTGCCCCGCTGTAATTTCGTTTACCTCATAGCAGAACTTGTACTTGTTATCCCCTACCTGAAGATAGTCCACAGGCTTGGTTTCGGGCAGGTTGTCAAAGAAAGATAGCTTTTCGCCATACTCTTTTATTAGATCCCTGTACTTGTAGTCATCGTAATCTCGCTCATTTTTACCCTCGATCACCGCTAGCATTTTCTGCTGCTTTTCGATTATGTTTAAATTTGCGTTTACCTCGATATCGTACAAGGTTATGAATTGACCGACCGTTAATTTGTCCCACATGGCTTTAAATATATTTTATTTGGTTTATGTTTCTATCTAAAGGAGTACCTGCCCAAATGGCTCTTAGATATCTTGTTAACTACCGAATAGCGCAGGGCATCCAGAGCGTGATTGAAATTATCTACAGGCTTGTTGGTCATCTGTCCGTTTTTATCTTCAATGTATTTGTAGTTCCTGAGTTCTTTGATTAGGTTGAAACTGCTTTCGGTTGCAATCAGCTTATATCTCCTGATTATGTCAATGCCTATGTTGATAGATCCTTTGATGGTAGGCTTTACATTCCACCCCATCCTGTAGATTTCTTCAATACTTTTTGGCTCTGCTGAATCCGCATAGATTTCGTTGCTGCGATCTAGTCCCAAAACTTTCATCTCGTTTGCTATGTCTTGGTTAGTCATGCCCGTTCGGTATAGCAATTCATCGACATACATATTGTCATCTAAAATGTAGGTTCTTACTAAGCTGGTAGGATCACTTGAGTACCCAAAGTCAAGCCCGTAGCTTATCAGCTTTGCTTCCTTTGGGATTTCTTTTGTGGTACTGAAGGTATATACTAAGGATCTAGCCTGCCCCCGTTCTCCAAGCCCGTAGACCCTCCAATAGTTTTCATCTATGCCTCTAAGCCTTTCGATTTCTTCTTTGATTACATCGCCTAAAAATGGGTTATCCTTGTAGGTAGTCTGAAAGAAGTCAACATCAGCCCTCGGCAGTACTTGGTCATAGATCCAATGGAACTCTTCACTTGGATTGTAGTCAAGTATCACCTTTTCATTTGTACGGAAAAGAAGCTGCGTCCAATCTTCTTGTGTTAATTCGTTTGCCTCATTTGCAAAAAGTAGATCCCGCTTTCTACCCCTAATTTTTTGAGGCATATCGAGTGAAATAAATTCTATAGTGTTTTCGTTTATCCTGTATTCGTTATTGCTTTTGCTGTGGTAGTCTTCAGAGTAGATGTCATGATCTCTGAGAATCTGAAAAAAGTCTCTCATCACCGTACCCCTTAAAGCAGGAAAAGACTTTCGGCAGATCGTTATAATCTTACCCTCGTTCCTTTGGCAGTAAGCAAAGATTATCCAAAGCAGAATGTTGAAAGTTTTCCCTGATCTAGTCCCTCCCTGCTGCACTACTATCTTGGCGGTGCTTTCTTCAAGATGCCTAAATACTTTGTTGGTTTTTAGTTTAATCTGCGCCATCTATAATGGTCACTTCGAAAAGTTTCTTACCATCTGCCCCGGTGACTTCCTGCCTTTCTACATAGCCTCTGGATTTGCCTTGAGTTTTCAAAAAGAAAATGATGGCAGTAATATCACCGCCATCTATCTTTTGATCTAGCTTACTTTCGACAAAATCTAGCCTAGTATTTCGCCCTTCAATTACAGCCTGTTCTAAGCCCTCCTGCTCGATCCATTTGTATAGGGTTACTCTATCTACCTGCAATGATCTTGCAGCCGTAGATAGGTTTCCAAATGCCTTTACAATGGCTTTCTCTATTACAGATGTGTCAGGCTTTTTCATAGTGTTGACTTTTGATAATTATAACGCAATTCCGTTCTTTAAGATTACAAGGCTCGGATCTAGTTTCTTCATCCTGTCTACTATCACTTGGCAGTACTTAGGATCAAGTTCCATCCCGTAGCACTTGCGCTTAAGTTGGTGCGCTGCTACCATTGTAGATCCTGAGCCTAAAAATACATCTAATACAATATCATTTACATCAGATGAATTTTCAATTGGTTTACTACATAAAGCGATTGGTTTCATTGTTGGATGCTCTTCAGATTTGCTAGGCCTATCTATATCCCATACAGTAGTTTGCTTTCTATCCCCAGACCATTTATGAGAAGCACCATCTAGCCAACCGTAAATACAAGGTTCATGTTTCCAATGATAATCAGATCGACCAAAGGTTGAGTTGTTTTTATTCCAAACTATATAAGACTTAAATAAGAAACCGGCATCTAAAAACTGCTGAATAAAATTATGTGTTTCAGATGATGCGTGCCAAACATAAATTGCCCCTCCTTTTTTTAAGCCTGTTGATATTGTAGTATAAACATCATATAAAAATTTAGGAAAGTCATCTAGCTTATCATTTGCAATTTTTTCTCTTTTTTTGCTTCCGCCTTCATAATTAATATTGTAAGGTGGATCTGTATGACATATATCAGCCTTTTCCCCATTCATTAACTTTGCTAATTGGTCGCTATCTGTTGAATCCCCACAAAGCAAACGGTGGTCTCCAATCTGAAATAGATCTCCAATAACAATATCAGTATTAAGCTGATCTGGAATCTCATAGTCATCTTCCTCAGCTTGCAATTCTTCTTTGATACTAAACTCGGGAATGTCAAGACCCCATTCTTCTACTTGCTCAGCATCCCATTCGTTGGCTATCATGTCCCAATCCCATTCACCGAAGCCTACATTATCCTTGATTATAAACTGCTTCTGTTCATCTTCTGTAAGATCATCCGCAAAGATGATTGGAACTTCCTTTAATCCTGCTTCCTTGCAAGCCTTTAGCCTCATGTTGCCCCCTAGCACTATCATGTCAGCATTTACCACAATAGGCCTGATCTCAAGCATCTTTGGGAACTCCTGAATAGACTTGACTAGCTTGCTGAACTTATCGTCCTTAATTATCCGAGGGTTATTAGGGTTGCTTTTGATCTCGGATAGCTTTACGGTTTTAATCTCCATTAGTCTAGCTTTTCGTTTGCTACCTGTATAGCTTCCAAGGGCTCAATCTCTTTTTCTTCTAACTGATTAGGGATGCCCGCATCGTCTAGTAACTTCTTGAATAGGTAGGCTAGATCAAAGACCCCTTGCTCTTCATCCTCAAGAGTTATGCTAATTACTTTTTTTGCGCTGTTAAAATTTAGCTGAAATTTTGCCATGATATATTTGTTTTGGTTTTAGTTTAATTAATCCATCCATTTGCCATGAGTCCTGAGATGCCAAAACCTATGCTTAAGCACCTCAAAAATCAAAGATGTAAGGCTGTCAGATTCATACACTCCTGCGCTTACTTCTAGTTTAAATTTTGCCATGATTAGAAAGGTAGATCGTAGGTTTCTTCTTGCAAAGGTGCAGGGGCAGTAGGCATCTTGTTAACCTGTGAGGTTAAATTTTCTTCTTTTTTGTAATCGTTTAGATTAATAGCCACATCCTTTCCGAAGTCATTCGGCTTATCAAAGATATTGATGCTCACATTGACATACTTCTTTCCGTTGTAGGTGTATGCGTGTGCCTCGGCATCCGTTATGCAGATCGTAGCGGTCATCCAAGATGCGCTTCTTTTCTTTCCGTTTCCTAGTTTTATTTTTGGTTTGGTGTCCATTTGGTTTTATGTGGTTTTTGGTTTTCTTCCTCTTTTCACAGGTGCTGCTACCCCTTCCTCTTGTGCTACTATTTCTTCAACAACTACTTCTTCCTGATCCCTGTACCAGGTAGTATGTTCTGTGTTAGTGTACCACCCATAAAGGTAGTTAACTAACTCCATGCGACAGCTACTGCACCAATGGCTGAAGGTGTGCTTAGGTGAAACATAGGTAGTGTATAGGTGGATCAATTCCGTGTATACATCCTTTTCGTAATTACGGATAAATGCGTGCTTCTTGTAGCATTCGTACAGAGGCATGTGCTTCTTGAATAATTCTAGGTCTTCAGGTGTCATAGTTCAAATTTGTTAGTTAGGTATTGCTCAATCCAAAGGTAAATAAAGGGGACTGCGCTGCTTATAAATATTGCAGAAAGCAAATCCGTTTTTAAGACTAGATAAAACAGGCTGATCCAAAAGGACATACAGAAGGAGCAGCTAAAAGGCTTGACTAGTTTTAGCTTTGTAAACTTAGTAAATAGGGCAGGAATATTTATGATGTAAAAGTACAGCAAAGTAATCCCTACCGATCCTAATAAACCAACTGCGATTTGATACATGATCTAATTTTTTTAATGGTTATAAAAATTGAAGTATGCGGGATGCCTGTTTGCTTTGATACCTTTCTAACTGATCCAAGGTCTACATACATTCGAAGTATTTCTTGATCGTACCAATACAAGCCCTGCACTATCTTGCTGATTCCATCCGCTACCTCTTGACTGTTATCTATCTGCTGTTCTTCTTTTACGAACTTCATTATGTCTTCCACGGGTACAAGGCTGCCGTAAAGCCTGCCAAACTTTCCGTACTTGGAGTTCGTTTGATTGCAGCAGATCCGAACTATCCAGAATTTAAATACCTGCTTCCCCTTTGCTTCAAGTTCCTGTAATTTACTTTCATCGTATTCTAGGACTATGACCGCTACCTCCTGCCTTAAGTCTTCCCATAGGTCTTTGCCTATGTTCTGAAATACATATTTGAACTCCTGATCGTACAGCCACCCGATCGCTTTCATTTTAGGCTTATAACTTCTCCTGTGGGCTGCCCTGCAAAATCGCATAGCCATCCATTCCATTCAAATTTAATCTCCTTCTGTCGGCCGTAATATGAGGCAGCTAGCATTCTTATTTGCTTCTGTACGATCTCAATGTTTTGAAAGCTGCCTTTTCCCTGATTAACCCACTTAGACCATTCCCCGCTTGAAAGCCTGTAGCGAATTTCAAGAGAATAGTCTAGCTTTAATTTGGGCAGGGTTCTAGCCATTCCTTTCTTTGATAACTACCTCTAATCCTATGGCCTCACAGATCATGCGCAAGTTAAAAAGGCTTATAGATTCCCACCCATTCTCTACCTGATTGATAGGCGCATGGCTTATGCCTAGCTTTGCGCATAATTGCAACTGCGTGTATCCGCTTTTTTTTCTCGATTTCCTGATTAATAGTCCTTCTTGTACGCTCATTTGGTTTGTTATTTCTTCAAATATAGGGTAAAAATTAATATCCTATTTTTATAGGTGAATTTTGTCTAAAAAGGTAGCATCTTAAATATCCCCATTTGTATAAAATCTTCACCTTTTTTCACTAAGCACTTTCTCACATTCAATTCAAAAACCATTTTGTCGTTAAACCCGTACTTTTTCTGAGCCAAATCTAAAAGTAACTTGATCGGGTTGTCAAGATCACTAGCTGAATTGCTAAAGCCAAAGAAAAATTCAATACGCAGCATCTGATCTTCAGCAACTTTACCCGCAGGCATCCTAAGTAAGATCTCTTTTTCATACTTTTTGTACGCAGGAGTCTTAAATCTTTTGCCTTGCCATGCCAGATTAACTGATAATGGCTTTTGATTTAGCTTGAATTGAATCATTTGCAGGCCTTATAAACAAAGTCCATTGCTATCGTAACCCCGGCTACAATAAAAATGAACCACAGGCCACAGTCAAAATCAAAAGTGATCAGCGCAAAGCAAGTCAGCAGCGTAGTCTGGATGCTAAATAGATCCTGCTTTTTAGGTGTTAGATTTTCAATTAGCTTTTTCATTTTTTTTATTGATTAAATATTGCCCCCATTGTAAACCCATTGCCTGCGCTATTCCTGGGAATGTTTTTGATCTTATTTTACCGTATTCGTTTTTACCATAAGATTGATAATACCACAAAGCCTGCCTTTTTATTTTACCTGTTTTCCCATCTACCCATTCTTTGAATTCCCCTTTTGAAGTATGGGTTACATTTTGATCAAATAAATTTGGCTCTTTATTGTGATAAAGTAAAGGTAGATTTTTAAGCCACAAGCAAGTACTTTTACAATATGGGTCACCAAAATAATAAGGTTGAATTACTTGATTTGGTTTTTTATATTTATTGCTCATTATTCCAATCGGATTTTCTATTGCTATATGCTGAATAGGCGCATTTGCTATTGCCATAAAAAAATCAATTCCTTCTTGTTGCCTACCATCCTTTCTCTTTTGTTCAAACCAAGCTGCACCGCTTACAGCTAGGTGAGTACATGGAGGAAAGGCTATCATGCAATCCCATCCTTGATTTATAATATCTAAAACATTCCCTTTAATATGCCATTCTGGATGTCCACCTGATTGATCTTGAATATCACATGAGAAAGCATCTAATCCCATTTTTCTAAATTCCTTTGTGACTGCTTGGCTTTCTTCACAAGCTAGTAGAATTTTCATATTAGCTGATCAAGGTTTCTATTTTCCTTGATTGATTCCAAAATAAACAGCTTCCAAATCTTATTTTTTGACTTCGCCCCTACTGTGACTTCATCTATATACCTGGTGCTGATCCTTAACTCCCTGCGCACATCCTTTTCAATGTCTTCGACCGGATACTCCCAAGGTTTTAAAATGCCTTGCTCTTGAAACTTATTAAACCAATTCCCGCCCCACTCGGATAGGTCTTTGCAATACCCGCTTTCCTTTGCGCTTTCATAGTTGTCTCTAAATATCTGCTTTCCAATCTCTATCCATTGCGCTATTTCTTCCTCTGTAGGTTCACGATCTACTCGATTCATTGCTTGTACCTCCTGTATGATTTGGCTCTGGTGGTGCGCATAGTATTGGTTGATCCATACGCTCACATTCTTTTCGTTAACATGGTAGAAGTCCCCGTACTGTCCACGCATCCCTGCGTGCAGAATGTAATCTACTCGGCTTTCATTCATCCATCCAAATCTTTTAAACAGATTGTTAAGGCAGTCAAGTAATTCATAGGCATCACTTTCTTTGTATTCTTTGAATTGCTTTAATCCGCAAACAAATTCCATTTTTTGCAGGTGCTTTAAAATTATTTCTCTCATTGGTTTGATTGGTTATTTTTTTCTTTTTCTCTTAGTAGTTCTTGATACATATCCGCAAATATGTTATTGCTTTTAGGCTTTTCTTCTTTCGCTTTTTGAATATAGCTTTTAAAATTGTTTTGAAGAAATAAATTAAAAGAATTTTCCGCTTTGCTAATAGTCATTGATTCTCCTTCTTTTAAAGTTGCCCATTTGTGGAACAAATTTTCTATGGTTTCTGAATCTGCCGAGTGTACTTCAGCCATCCTGTTAAAGT